CGGTGAGAAGTGGCGCAAGATGGGTGGCGACTGGCCGGCGAGTGCTGTGCGCGAGCTTGCGCCGCAGACCGTAAACGGTCATCCAACCCATAGGCAGGTCGATGCTGCTTATGCGGCCTTCCTGGAGATCAACGGGGGCGACACCGACAAGGCAAAGACGGACTTGGGCACATGGGCTATCGTAACGCATGCGATCCGCGCGCAGGCTTCGCAGTCGTGAGCCTGGAGGCGGCAATGTCAAAGCGCCGGCAGCGCGAGCGCGAACAGAGACTCAACCGCACATGGCGTAATCCACGCTATTACGTGCTGCTACCCGTCCTGCCGATCGCGTTCGTGCTGGCGGCACCGAACATCCTGATGTTCGCTGTCGCCAAAGGCGCGCAGTGGGCGAACGACTACCTGGACGAAAGGCTCACGCGCCTATGGTCGCCGCTGTGCAACTGGGTCGACAAGGGCGATCGCAATCGAAAGACCTGATTACGTATCAGGTGACACGCTAGAAAAACAAAGGCCCCGCAAGGGGCCTTTATCGTTTGGGGCGCATATGTGGCGATTTACGCGCCAGGCATCTGCAGTCCGTGCGCAGCATGAAACTGCCTTGCCTCATCGTCACTGATTCGATGTGGCAGGATCTTGCTGTCTTTCAGCTCATCCTTTCCGTTCAACGTATGGTGATTCATGATCCAGCTAGGCTCATCGCCGGCCATGAGGCGCCCGCGCTTCACAGTCGAAAGATGAACCACCGACTTCTGGCCTCGAACCTGCTCAGATGGCGATGGAACCTTGTCGATGCGCGCCATGAAGTGAACGCGACGACCACTATGGTCGACGTGAATGGGCGCCGGTTTTCCCAGTTGCTTCAAACCCTGATTCGCCGCGTGCCGGATCTTACCCTCGGCAGTGGCTGGTGCTGCCGTTCGACCGCTCTCGTGAGCCTGCACAACAACGCCATCGCCCCGCACGTAGGCGTCAACATGGGATTTCATGAACAGAACGATTTTCTGGCTCATGGCGCCTCATTGCGCGCGTCATTCTCCGCGTGCCACTGCTCAGCCGCTCGCGCCATCGCCCTCGGGTCCTGCGCGGGTACGCCGTGCGCTGGACTGACGTGATCATTCTTTGTGATCAGTGATCCAAGCTTCTCGTGATGGATCACTGAATCGCCGTCGTGCTGACCCATGTACTTGCCCAGGACCTTTTTGCCCGACTGGTCAGGGTGCGGAACCATGACGTTCTTGCCAGGCAGATGGCCCTTTTTCGGGTGCACCAGGTAATGCACCTTGCCGATCTTGGCGGGCGCCAGGCGGGTCGCCTGCATGCCGCTCTCGTGCGCCTGGACGACCACGCCATCGGAGCGCGTGTAGGCGTCAACGTGGGACTTCATGAATAGGACGGTTTTCTGGGTCATGCGTCCATTTTGGCGTCACGACTGGCCGCGAATATCGTGACGCTAGGCTTGCGGTCAGCGTCTCCTCGTGGGTGTGTGGGTATTGACCCGGTCAGCAATGACCGGGTCTTTTTTCGGTTATTTGCATCAGAGGGCTTGTAATCATATTTGATCATGTCTCATAATTGATCAACGCAACGCACAAGCCAAAGGGTGATCACGATGGACCAGCTTCACGAGAACGCGCAGAACCTCGCAAACCTCCTCGCGTGCATGGCGTTGAAGCAAATGGCCGCGAAGGCTGACACCTCGCCCGAGACCATCCTCGCAGTCATCGAATCTGATCCGAACGGCAACACCTCCCGCTACTTCCGCAGCTTGATGGAGACCGGCATTCAGGCCGCGCAGGACTCCGGCCTGATCAACAAGCTCGCCGCGTAACCACCCGACCACCACAAGTAGACAGAAATGAAAATCTCAACCATCGCCACCGCGCTCGTACTCGCCTTTGCCGCCCTTGCCGCCAGCGCCTCGCCCATCCAGGTCAAGATCACTGACGGTTACGTCATGTGCGCGAGCCAGGCGAACCTGCAGACGGTCGTCGAGCTCGCAAAGGATGACGACAAGCAGGCGCTTGCCGCATTCCTCGCCGACGAGTCCAACCTTTGCGGAGAGGCACTCCCGGGCGAGGTCTTCTATGTCGAGGATATCGACACGGATGAAGGCATGGTCCAGTTGCGCGCGAAGGGCAAGACCATCTCGGTGTGGACCATCAAAGAAGCAATCGAGCCGGTCAAGTAAGAAGCGGTCACCGGCGGGCGAGCAGGCCGGCCGGTGACCTAACCAAAACAGCATCCTGTAGGAGACACCATCATGGCTGACGGCAATTCTATCCCTTCGCGCCTTTCCCTCGCACCACTCTACGTCGTTTCACGCGGCTACACGCCGATGCGCGCGCCCGCAACATGGTGGCAGGTCATCGGCGCTATCGTTGGATGGGGCGTCATCCTGGCTGCTTCCGTGGGCGTTATCCTGCCTATCCTCAGCCGCGTGATGGAGCACACATGATGTCTAATCAAGCCTATTTCGTGTCGCTCGTGGTCCTGCCGAACGTGATCACCGGGCCGGGCGAGTACGTCACGCGCTGCGGTGAGTTAGTGACCATTGTCGAGGTTGGCGGACGTGCCGCCAAGTTCGAATGCCTCGGCGTGTACCCTAACGGACCATCCGAAAGGTGGCACCGCAGCGGGCGCCTGCTCCCTTCGCGCGAGACGGACAACGACATCGTCCGTGCCGCGACCTGATCCGTTATCAGGTGACACCCGAGCAAAACAAAGGCCCCGATTGGAGCCTTTGTCATTTGGGGCGCAGATCAGCATCAGCCGCCTTGCGTGTCGATACCCATCAGCCGCCCTGGGTTCCGATGCCGATGGCGCGGTCACCGCCGGTCTTGGTGATGCAGTCGCTCGTGCCCTGCATTACAGCACCAGGTGGAGGTAGTGCACGACTTCAAAGGCGAACGCGGCGCCGGACGCGAAGAATGCGGCACCGAACACCCACGGGTGCGACTTGGACTCGGCGACAGCGGCGGCCTTGGCCTTGGCGACGTCAGCGACAGCGTCAGTCTTGGCAGTGGTTACAGCAGCGGAGACGGCAGCCGAGGCGATACCTTCGCCAACGGCGACGGCGGCATTTGTTGCGGTCGATGCGGGAGTTGTTGCCATTGCGGATGCCTCTCGGGTTGGTTGACGATAGAAAGGGAGTTAAGGCCCTATAATTGCGTCACGACCTATTGCGGTGGTGTAATTGATCAAACATGACAACGGCATACATACAGGCACGCTCACGCGCCAAAGGGAAAACACCATGAAAGGACCGGCATCAATCCTCGTAATCGCTGCCTTTTCAGCACTCGTCGCCGCGATGATCTTCGCCTTTCAGGGCGTCGCACGCGCAGCAAATGAGGCGCCATCTAGTACGGATGCGTCATCCGCGCCGGCGGATCAGGTAGCTCATGCAGCGCCGATCGTTGTCGACTGGCAGTTTCAGAAAGACGACGTCGCGTGCGTCCATATCTCTGATGCTGAGCACTTGCTGCAGCTAGCGCATGACGGCGACATGGCGGCATACCAAAACTACGCCGATCAGAATGAGTGCTACGGGATGAGTAAAGGCACTCGCGTCTATCGAGAGTCTGAGTCAATCGATCGCGGTCAGGTGATCGAGGTACGCAAGCACGGTGACGCGAACTCGCTTTATACGCTGGACGTTAACATCGTCCCTGTCTTTGCGGGCGCCGCGAACTAATCCAGATCCGACGACACAAACAACGCGCACCCCTGCGACGTGGCCTTGACCTTGAGGCCGCGCTCGCCGCACATGCCCATTTCGCTGCCACTAACCTCCAAAAACGCCGTGCATCGACCGCACACCTCGCCCCTAGGCAGCGCCGCCACCATCTGAGCCACCCTCTCAGGTACGCCGATGGTGGCGAGTCGCTCCGTTACATCCTTGGCGTGATCCTGGCGGATGTTTGATGGACTGGGAAGAATGAAGCTGCTCGTTCCATGTGAGCGCGCATACGCGACGTCGCATAGCGCATTGGCGTACGAGAAGTGGGGATCGATACCGATCTTTTTGACTGATCGACGGAACTTGTTGGTCTCGTCGTTTTTCTCCGACACCAGCGCCGTCTTTGTGAAGTGAAAGAACGCGCGAGGCGCCACCGGCAGAATCTGGGTCTTGCCCTTCTCGGTGATCTCTTGCGTCAGGCCCTGCGGGTCGGGGAACAAGCACGTCTGCGTCGTGAGGCGCGCCATGCTGACCTGCATGCACTTGAACTGGTCCATCTTTAGCGTGTAGCGGTCGCGGCCCTCCTCGGTCGTGCGCCGATCGCTCGGGTCCAACTTGGGCGCGTCGCCCCACTGGATCATGCCCTCCTCCATCGTGCCGAAGCTGTTGCAGATGAACACCCGGCCCGGGTGACGGTTGGCGAACTTCTTGGCGTCGTTGTAGTTCGGGTTGATCTCGACCACGCAGACCGCGATACCGTACAGATCCATCAACTCGGACGACCGCAGGAACGGGTCCGCACTGTAGGTCTCCTCAAGGTGGATCACGGCCTGGCGACCATCAGGAAGCCGTTCCTTGATCACGTGTACGTTGAAGTTGCCCATCTGATCGATGCCCATGTAAGCGCCGCGCGCGCGGGACTTCCACGTGATGCCCTCGATACGACCGGCCTCCACGCACTGAGCCATGTGCTCCAGCGTCACCGGTACCTGCGACGGGTCAAGGTATGGCTTGCCGCGCTTACGGTTGAAGAAATTCTTCATGTCCGTGGCGCTGTTGTACGAGTCCATGATCTCGCCCGCCGAGATGGTCGGCGATAGGAACTGCGGGTAGTGGATCGAGCGGATGCGCATCGGCCTGTCGCGCTTTGGGATGCGCTGATCGATCGGCTTGTCCGCGTCCGGGTTGTCCGCGATCCACTCGCCCCACTGGGTATCGAGAATCCAGTGACCATTTGGGCAGACGTACCGGAACACGCCAAGGTCAGCATCCCACTTGATGCACTCGGGGAAATACTCATCGAGCGGCTTCATCGAGCCGCACTCCGCGCAGCGCGTGTGGAACTGATGCTGAGATCCGCGCTTGTACCAATGATGGATATCGGCATCCGGCCAGTTGGCCGTCGACCCCATCAGTGTGAAGCGGATGTCAGACGCCGATAGACGTTCCTGGGTCTTTTCCATCTGCTCAAGGGTCATCTCCTGCACTTCGTCGAAGCTCAGGACGTCCATGGGGACGGACTCGGTCGTAGCGCGGCCGGATGTCCAGGAGAAGATGAAAAGCGCGTTATCGATGCGGCGACGGTCGACGTTGCCCTCGCCGCCCTTTCGACCACTGCCGTCCTCCGCATCCTCCGTCATCAGCGCATGCACCGGCGGCACACTGCGCACGATAGGCATAAAGCGCTCGGTGGACTTCAAACGAGACAGGTTCATGTCGGGCAGGAACATGCCGACCGTGGCCGGGCCGAACCGCAGGCCAAGGTAGATGGTAGCGAGCATCTCCATAACCGTGAATCCGACCTGTGCGCACTTCATCAGCACCAGGACCAGGCGGTATGCGTCCTCCTCGGTGCTCGGGACTTGGTCATATATCCACGCCATGGTCGGGCGATCATCCAGCTTGAACGGCTTGCCATCGACCTTGAGCCCATCCTTGCCGAGCTGCTCGCACCACTGCCGGAACGTCGTGCCCGAATCGATCAGCTTTTTCTCGATGCGCAGGCCGTTGTTCGACTCGATCTCATCGATCACCCCATCTAGAAACGCATAGGGGTCGAACATCTCCTTTTTCTTGCGACCGAAAGCCATCAGCGCAGATCTGCCGACATGGTCAGGCCGCGCTTGTTGTTGAGTTCGCGCAGGCGCACAAGGATCACGCGCTGCAGGTCAGGGCTGACCTTGCCAACTTCCTCAATGATCAGGTTGTAAAGCTCGCGCATGCGCTCGACGTTGTAGAGCGTCTCGATCGAGTGCAGGTAGGTCTCGATGATGCTTAGACGCCGCTGAAGCGACTTGTCCATCATCATCGGGTTGCGCAGCTTCACCGTGCCATCATCGTTGCGGATGATGGTCGACTCGCGCAGCAGATTTGAGTCCTCGACGATCTCGCCGAAGAACGCCATGAAGTTGAACGTCTCACGCATCAGCGCTGGATTGCCACCAGCGATTACCGCCGGGGATGGTGCGGCAGGTAGCTGAGACTTGATCTCTCGCGCAACGCGATCGGGCTTGAGCTCGACCTGGGAGCGAATCTGCTTTTGCTTGAGCGCGAGGGCGGCATTGCCGTGCTTGCCGGCAGCCGTCTCGACGGTAGCCTTGGCTTCCTTCACCCAGCGCCAGAATGTGGCGGCCGATACGTCTGGGAATCGAGCCTGGCATGGACCCCAGTTCTTGGGGCCGTGCAGATTCAGATGCTCATTGATCGCCAGCATCACTGCTGGTTTTTGGTCCTCGCGCGGCTTGCCGCTCATCCTGCCTATCCGTGGTAGTCACTATCGTGATCTCATCCTACTGTCACGATTTTCACTATCACTCTCACTTGCGTGGCGACTTAGGGATCAGCTTACCGCGCGTGGTGTATTCCATGATGCAGCGCATGTACTCGTAGCTGACGTCTGGATACATGGCGAGAAGCTCGGTTCTGGTCACACCATCGAACTCGTGCTTGGTGCGGATGTCGAGGACCTGCTCATCGGTCAGGATCTTTCTTGCCATGATCTAAATTGCGCCCTATTGGCATTGAGTTGGTGACGAGCCGCGCTGTTATGCGGCCCGTCACCTGATAGCGAGTCAGTCTCTGACCAGACCGGCCTGCCTGCCAGCCTCGGTCGCCGGGGTTGTCATCGTCAGATGGCCGGTGAAGTGAACATCGCCGCATCCGTCGCGCAGATCCATGACGGTGCCACCAGGCATGTCCAAAGGCTGCAGCTCCAGCGTGCGGACGGGTGCGGCGGCCTGGCTGACCTGATACGGCATCCAGTAGGCATAGCCGTGCCCATCCTCGGTCGGATCGGGCAGCGTTTCACCCTCCTGGATAAGGAGGGCGTCCTTGACGATGAAGCCCTCGCCCTCGTGGTCGTGCACCTGGAGGTTCACGTGCCTGGCAGTGATGACCGCGATGATCGTCGCATCCAGTGGGTCGCCGCAGTGTTGAGTCATGCCGAAACTGCCGGCTTTGTCTTCATCGCTCGGCATGAACCAGACCTTGCGACCGATGGCTGGCTTGATCATGAGACCACCGCCGGCTTGGTGAACGTCATCTTGATGATGGTCACCTCTTCGGGGGTCATGATCAGGTCATAGGCGCTATCCATCCAGTCGACCGATTCCGGCTCGCCGTGCTTGCCTCCGCCGTACCAGTACGTCCAGCCAACCCACGTGCCATCGGGGCACTTGGCCGCGACGGCCTTGGATTCGTAGTGGCGCGAGGACTCGCACGACAGCCCTGTTTCTTCCTCGCCGCCGCGCACTTCGGCGCGAGCGTCCTGCATGTTGTCGCTATCGTCGCCATCCTCAAACTCGGAATAGACTGCGTCGACGTTGTCTGCCGTGATCTCGGGCAACGTGATGTCGGAAAAGTCATCGACGCGGATCAGCACCAACCATTTAACCTTTTGCTCGGGTGTCATTTGCATGGGTTGCTCTCTGTTGTGGGTAGTTGCGCGCCGTCGTATCCAATCAGCCACTCCGTGCGTAGGCGCTCATCACAGAATGGCGGCTCACGTTCGAGGCCGAACAGCCGGGCCGCAATACCCTCATCGCGCAGCAGCTCGCAAGTGATGCCGGTGAGGCCATTGGTCTGGCCGGGAATCTTGCTCAGCACGTGACAGCATCGGCCGATACGGTCTGGTCGACCTTGATCGTGCGCAGCTCGGCCGCGCAGTCATAGCCGTCGAGCCACTGCTCAGCCATAGCCGGATCGCGGAATGCCGGACATGCGCGCGAATTGCCGCAGCGTGCCCACGTGTAGCCTTCATTCCATGCCGACGCATACAGTCCAGCCATGCGGGTCTGGTCGTTGTAGGTGCCCGGATCGATGTCGACCAGGTCAAAGATTTTCACTTGCATGCCTCCATGAAATCGGAGATCGCCGGAGACCATGCGCCGTAACGCTTGGCCGTCTCGTTGAACTCCTCGATATCGTGTGCGACGAGGTGATAGATCGGCTCGCCGGTCTGGTTGTTGAAGCGCGGCTCACCGTATTCGTCCAGCTTCTGGCGGATGTGCATCAGCTCGTGATGCACCAGCGCCTCGCGCGTCTGGGCGGTGACGCTGGACCAGAAATCACGGTCCAGGATCATCAGGTAGTCAGGCAGGTAGCCGAACAGCCGCTCGATCATCCACTCGAACAATGGCCGCATCGCGCCCTGGCATGACGGCTGGTGCACTGAGCCCAGTACCATCTTGCCGCCTGACATCTTCACGTCATGGCGAAACAGGTACTCGATGCGGATCTCGTGCTCTTTGAGGTGCTTGTGCTCGGGCAGATCCATCAGCCGGGTAGCGATGATGCCGGGCGAATCAGGACCCTCCGTCTCGGCGACGGAGAATCCAATCTCTAGCTCCTCATCGAGCACAGCATCCATTACGCGGTAGGTGCAGGCGTGAGGGTTGCGCCGTTGCCGTTCTTCCGCAGGTCATCCAGCGCAGCGAGCGTCGTGCTGGCGCGGGCATGCACGCCAGCCAGGATCTGGCCGTGTGCCAGCATGGCGCGAGCGGTCGGCTCGACCTGGCGCAGGGCATTGAGCTCGCCGATCAACTGCGGGCCGCGTACACCCCAGAATGCCTCGCTGTTGACCATGACGGCATGCGTGGCGATCAACGCCAGTACGGCAGTCGGGTCTACAGCCTTGCCTCCCTTGGCAGCGGCCAGCGCGGATGCCTTCAAGGCGTCGATGTCTTTCTGTTCCATGGGTAACTCCGGTTTGAGAGTGGATAGTGTTAGGTCACGACCACGATCCGGACTCATATCGAGCCTGGAGATCATCGGTCGTGATGCTTGGGTTGTCGTCGCAGAATCCGCGAGCGCGGAAATGCGGGTGCGAGTAGCCCAGGCAGTTGCATGTCTTGCCGCGCTGCTCGCGTCCATCGGTGCGGTACTGGTCGACGCGCCAGGTTTGCGGCCTGAATAACCCTAGCTCGTCAGCCTTTCTGATCAGCGTGCGCTCTCGACCGCAGCCGCACCGGTGTGGCCGGACGTAGTCGCCCGGCTGCATCGATAGCGTCTTGCGCTTGCCGCAGTACCTGCATCGGCAGCGCGGGCGCGAGCGCTTGCGGACCACGACCATCAGGCAGGCGCCTGGTGCTTGCCGATCCGCCGGCCGTTGATCGCGACCGCATAGGCAGGCGCATCAGTTACAGGCACCCATTCGTAAACAGGGCGGCCACCACTCACGACGAGGGCACCACGATGTGGACCGAACGTCACGCGACTCTGCACGCGTACGTGGTCGACGCCATGAAGCAGCCGCCGGTCGCCGGTGAGTGGCTTGGCACGAGCCGCGCCGTAGCGGACATGGATGCGCGTCACGCGCCTACCTCGTAGACGTGGTAGACGACCATGTCGCTGTAGAGCTGCAGCGTGCCTAGGTGCCTCAGCAGGACCACGTGATCAGGAATAGGCTGACCGGTTTTGAACATCTGAACGTAGCGGGATACTTGCGTAGCACCCTTCCTGATCTGGACCCAAAGCATGGGTTCACCATGCTGGGTCTGGACGCTCAGCAAGTCGCCGCCGAGTGCGGTGTCGACCTGCTGAACGCCTTCACGAATCTGGAGCCGGTACTTGTGGATCGTGCGCAGGCTCATGGGATCACCACTCGGTAGGCGGTGATGTTGGCGTCGTAGTCAGCATGGAGGGGCGACTCATGCTCCCATCGCTGCAGGCCAGCTATGACAGCATCGTTGTGTCCGTTGTCATGCATGCGGAGCTGTACCGAAACGGTCGGACCTACTGGGCACTGGCCGCCGACCCATTCAACCCATGGGTCCATGGCGCTCATCTCATCAACCGTGAGCAGGCGATACTCAACGATGTCGGAGCGATTTCCGAAGTGGCGCCATTCGAGCTGTTTGGGGTAGTCGGTTAGCAGAACAACGCCGTCCCTCATGCGGTAGGCGATAGCGTCATCCTTATCCAGGCCGGCAGGCGGGACGCCGTAGCCAGATGGGTCGGGCCACTTCACCCAGTCGGGGTTGCCGCAGGTTGGCTGCTGCTCGGTGCGCTTCGCGCGGCCGGACTGCTGGATGTAAACGGGCTCGGCCGGAGCTGGAGTCGGAGCTGGTGATGGAGCGTTCGCAGGCGCTGGGTTTTCGTACCTGGCGACAGGAGTCGGCTTGGCGACAGGCGCAACCTCAGCGCGCGGCTTCTCGACTTGGGAGGCAGACGCGGTTTCCTCGACGCCGATGGACGCGGCGGCATAACCTGCGCGGTATCCGCGAACAATGGCGCGAAGCTCGTCCTTGCTCAGATAGTCGGTCTCGTCAGCCTCGGCATAGGCGGTAGCGGCCACGCCGGTCTGAGCCTCCAGCCATTCGGCATCCTCACGCGCCTGGCGCAGCCTCTCGTTCATGCGGTCGATACGTTCCAGCTTGGCAGTGATTTCAGGGGTCATGGGTCAGCCCTCGATGCGGGGTTTGGTCGTGGTGTTGCGCCATGCGCCGGCCGCGCCACGGCACGTAAAGGCGAGGTCCTCGCCCAGGTGCAGCAGCGTGTCGATGAAGTAGGCGAACAGACCGACAGGGGTAAACAGGACGCGCAGCAGCAGCACGAGCGGCAAGGTCAGGGCGATGACCAGGCGGCGCAGCCAAAGGGTTTTGATCTTGGTGACGGGGATGGTTATGTGAGCCACGGCAGTAGTTCTCCGCGCCATATGTGCGCCCCAATCTGAAAGGACGTCACATAAGCGTTTGTTTGTTAAAGGTAATCAGGGGAGTTTCCCCTGATAATCAATCAGTCCGCGAAGATTCAGCCGATCAACGCAATGAATGCGAACGAGTCGCCAGCGTCAGGCTTGCCGTGTGCGTAAAGGTAGGCGGCACCAGCAAAAAGCGTGGCGATAATTAGTGCGTTCTTGAACTTCCACATGTGATTCCCTTCAATCAGTCGAAAGTGGCCGCGACCACGATGGCCGCAGCGATGAATAGGCCGGCGCCGGGAAGTCCGGTTACGCCGAGCGCAATGCCCACGATCACCAGGACGACAACGATTGCGGGCCTGGGTGAGTGCGGAGGCGGCAGATGGGCGGCAATCGTCACGCCTCACCCCCTTGCACCGTCGCGATGATTTCGTCGATCAGTTCGGGGCTTCGTTCTGGGTTGACCTGGCAACGCACACCCATATCCTTGGTCCCCTCCAGTGTCAGCCCGCATGCGCACACGGCCGCAGGCGACTCACCGCCAGCCTGGGCGCCGCAGCTTGCGCACCGAAATACGAACTCCAGGCGCCCGCTCTTTTGGCGAACCATCACGCGGCCAAAGCACACACGACAGACGTGATCGGTCATCACCCATGTGAGTTTTCCGCTCAGGTTCATGACGCACCTCGCGCAGCAACTGCATCAGCGATGCGGCGAAAGTGCGACGCGTGCCCATTGCGTCCCATCCCAACCCGGCCAGCCGAGTCACGCAGTGCAGCGATGATCAGCTCATCCGGGTCGACGCTCAGCGGCAGATAGGTCTCGCGACGAACCCCGTCATGCGCGAAGTGGAACGACCGCGCCGCCAGTGGTCGCATGCGCGACGGTGAGCAGCCTTTCGCGTTACTGCCCTTGAGCCACTCGTACTGGCGGTTCTGGCACGACACGCAAAGGTGTTTTGAGATCAGCCGCCGGGATGGGCGCTGGCAACGACCGCAAATCCTGGCATTGCGCAGGGGTGAGATGGACGTGGTCGGCTCACCGGAATGGGTCGCGCCAATCGGACAGTTCTTGCACGCCGATCGCAGTTCCCGCTCATCAGGCGTCCCGTGGTTGGCCTTTCGCCACATCTCAGCACAAGCAGCCACCGGGAACTTAGCCCGCAGCTTCTCGCAGCCGAAGTATTCAACGCCAGGTGTTTCGGGAATCGTGAAGTACATGACCGTGCAGCCCCTTGCTATCGCGTAGGCGCATTGTCACGACTTGATCAAAAACAAACAAGAGGGAATATCGTTACAAATCAACGGCTTGCTACGGTTAGATCGGTCTAGGTACGATCAAATATGGTTAGCTACGGCTCGATACGGCTCAAATAATTCATCGATCTGCTCAACTTAACGTTTCTTTACAAAAGGGGGACGCTATCCAGAACGTCCCCCCTCCTGTCCCCCTGATTGTCCCCCTCAAATTCGGTCATCCTCTCTCTCTATCTATCTATTTCTATTAGAAAAGAAGAAGAAGAAGAAGAGAGAGGGGGACAAAGGGGACGGTAAATGTAGATATAGCCCCCTG